GTTCTCCTACTCCGAAGAAGAAAAAACGTGGACGTAAAAGTACAAGAATGTATTTTACTCATGACACTGAATTAGCTATTGGTGAGTATTTAGCTTCCAACAATGAAGCAACTCGAAATAAAATATTTAACGACCGTATAAATTATTCGTTTTATAAATTAGCTGAAAATCTTATTCACACCTTTAAATTTTATTATACAGAAGTTGAATCATTAGAAGATTTAAAACACGAAGTTGTTTGTTTTCTTTTAGAAAAACTCCATTATTTTGATCCAACTAAAGGTTCTAAAGCCTTTAGTTATTTTTCAATTGTAGGTAAAAATTATCTTATTCTTTATAATAATACTAATTATAAGAAGAAAAAAATTACTATGCCTGTATTAGCTGCAGATGAAGATGATAAAGTTATTCATGAATTAGGACGCCCTGAACGTAAAGAAGATATGAAAGACTTTATAGATTATTTTACAGCATACATAGATAAACATATGTTTAGGTTATTTAAAAAAGACCACGATAGAAAAGTGTGTGATGCTGTTAATATTTTATTTAAACGTAGAGAAAATTTAGAGATTTTTAATAAAAAGGCCCTTTACATTTATATTCGTGAAATTACAAACGTAGATACTCCTGTAATTACTAAAGTAACTAAAGTACTTAAGAAAAAATACCACGAATTATACACTGAGTATGATAAAACAGGATATGTAAGAGTTTAAAAAATCTATATTTATAACAAAATACAATATGGATTCATTAAATCAAGTAATATTTGACGATAAAACCTTTTCTGATCTCCTTAAAGAGATCCACGTTAATCAAAAGAAAAAAGGTAAACAAATTGGTCAGCTCATAGCTGAGTTAAGGCCCCTTATCCAAAATTTAGGAGATGCCACTGTTGTTGTTCCATTAATTAAAGAATATATGGAAATTAGTGTTAAAAATGATGATCATTTATTAAAAATGGCATCTATAGTTCAACGCTTATCAACAGGTAATGCTACAAGTGGCGGAGGAGATATGTTAACAGCTGAAGAAATGGATCAATTACAAAATATTGTAGAAGAAATTTCAGAAAAAGAAAAAAATGGGAAGAAATCTTAATTATGGTATATCCGAACAAAAAGGAGGTAGGTCTACTAAATCTATTTTTCAATCTGTAAGAGTATGTGATATTATATTAGAATCCTCAGATAAAGATGCAGGAAGACATGGTGGAGTAGATTCTATAGGTACTATATTTTATAGTGATATTTCTATAAATAAAGGTCTAGAATTTCCTAGAAAGCTCCCCACAGCTAAACCATTATTTGCCCATCAAAAATATGTCCCTATAATTAATGAAATTGTTTTATTATTACAATTAAATACAAAAAATAGTAATAAAAAAACTCAAACAACTAATTATTATTTACCTACAGTTAATTTATGGAATAATTCTCATCATAATGCAATGCCCCTCTCTGAATATGGAGAAAGTTTAATAGGTAGTGAAAACTTTAAAGAAAACCCAGATTTAAAATCATTAAAATTATTTGAAGGAGATAATATTTTAGAAGGTAGATATGGGAATTCTATTAGATTAGGAAATCAGGATAACAATCCTATTATTATAATAAGAAATGGACAACATATTAATGTAGATGATACTACATTTGAATCTAATATAGAAGATTTAAATAATGATCATTCTTCGATTTATTTATCTTCAAAACAATTAAATTTCGAATTAACATGTAAAAATAAAGCCTCTTATTTAGCAGAAGAAAGACAATATATATTTTCTGATCAAAGATTAGGTAATGTAACTACTACATCTAATAATATATCACAAGCTATTATAAGTTAAAAATGAATTTTATACCTAAAAATACCAATATATACGATGATAGTCAGATAATAATTAATTCTGATAGATTAATATTTAATGCTAAACAAGATTCAATTTTATTTAGTTCAAATAAAGTTATAGGATTTAATACTAATGGTAGTTTTCATTTTGATAGTGAAAAAAATTTTATAGTAAATTCTAATAAAATAATATTAGGTTTAAAAAATTCTCCTGATGGAGCTATTATATATGGTCAAGAACCCGCAATATTAGGACATCAATTAGATGAATTTATAAGTGATTTTATAGATATTATACAACATTTAACAGAAGATATAGAAACTAAAGTAAGTTTTATAGATTCTTCAGGAAATCCTACAGGATATAATCCTGATAATAAATTAGCATTTTCAACTACTATATCTATGTTGGAAGAATTAAGAATATCTTTTGCTGATAAATGTAAAAGTCAAACTGTATTATTAAAATAATATGTTAAAAGTAATTAGAAGAAATAAAATTACAATAGATAAATTACTTTTTCAAGTTAAAACTTCAATTGTTAAGGAAGGAAAAAAAATGGCTTTAGAATATGCTTATAATCAAATTCCTACAGAGGAACAAGTTATTAATAAAATGCAAGAATTATCTAAAAGTAATCCAAGAAAAGCTAAAAAATATTATGATGAAACTAAAAATTTATTAGAAGGAATTAAAAATAAATTATTAAGTTCTACAACTAAACTTGATACAATAAAAGCTAAATTAGAATCAGCTAATTCTAAAATTACTTATATTTCTACTATAGCTAGTATAGTAGAACCTTTTATAACTACTTTACAAGGTATAGAATTAGGAGCAGAGGCTATAGTAACAACAGCAGGAGCTAATCCAACTACACCTCCTGGTCCTATTGCATCATCTGCTACATTAAAAGAAAAAATAAAAGGTACAATTCAAAAATTTGGTAGTTCAATTCTATTAGCAGCACGTATTGTATTTATAGTAAATAAAACTTATGTTAAATTAAAAAGGAAAGTAGATGAAACTCATACTAAATTTTCCCAATTAATAAGTTACATAGATAATTTATTAGCAAAATTAGAACAATTATTTATAGAAATATTATTACCCTTATTAGAAGATCAGGATAATCTTCCTGTCATAGATTCTTTAGAAGATTTATATTCTTATTATCCAGGAATAGAGGGTTATTTAAATTCAGATGATGAAGGTTTACCTCCTTTAGATTCTGAAGAGGGTAATAATACTACTAATGGGATCAGTAATACCCCTCCAAGATTCTTTAAAAAATATAGAAACGACCCTTATACCGAGGAATTTTAAATCCTTATATTTATTAACAAACACAATTATTATGAAGGCAAGTGCTTTTGAAAAACTATTTAGAAAAGTTGTAAGAGAAGAAATTGATTATGCTCTTAGACGTGAAATTAAAACACTTAAAGAAGATTTACGTGATGAATTTAAATCTACAATTGTAGAACACCCAACACAACGTAATATAACAGCTAATGGAATGGGTAATCCAATTCCTGTAAGTGTACAATCTTCTTTAAAAGAAAAAATTATGGGTAAATCTATAGCCCAAAGTTTTACACCTAACGGAGCATTAAATGACTTACTTAATGAAACTGCTCAAGGAAATACAAATCTTGAATCAACATTAATACCAGAAGCCCCAATACCAACTGAAGTAGCAAATGTAGTAAATAGAGATTATCGCGAATTAATGAGGGCAATAGATAAAAAGAAAAATAGTAGACCATAATGGCTAGAGAAATTGATAAAATACCAGGATCCCAAACCCAAATAAATCCTTTAGATTTAAAACCTTCAATAGGAGTAGGATTAGGGTATCCTTTTAAAAATGGTTTATCTATCAATTATACTACTAAAGATCAAATTCATGATAATTTATTAAATACATTATTAACAGAACCTGGAGAAAAATTATTTAATCCTTTTTATGGTGTTGGTTTAAATAGTTTACTTTTTGAACAAAAAGTAGAAGCTAATTTTATAAAATCAAAAATAGAAGATGCTATAATTTCTGATTCATTATTAAATTCAATAAAAATTGAAGATGTAAAAATTAATTTTAATAGAGATGATAATAAAGTTAATGTAAGGGTTGAATATATTTCTAAATTAGATGGGCAAACTGAAATAATAGAAATTAATTATAAAAATATAGAATCATTATAATGGCATATTCTAATTTAAATAGTACTCCGGAAAGAGATATCAAATATCTTAATAAAGATTTTAATACCTTAAAAAATCAGTTAAAAGAATTATCTCAAACTTATTATCCAAATTCATATAATGATTTTTCTGAAGGTTCTTTAGGAATGATGTTTATAGAAATGGCAGCTTATGTAGGAGATGTACTATCATATTATACAGATACACAATTACAAGAAACATTTTTAAATTTAGCTCAAGAAAAAAGAAATTTATATAATTTAGCTTATTCTTTAGGATATAAACCTAAAGTTACTAAAGCTTCTAGTACTATGTTAGAAATTTTTCAATTAATTCCTTCTAATGCAGATAATAATTATACACCTGATTATAACTATGCTTTAACTATTGGGGAAAATGCATTATTTAACTCTAATGATGGGGTAAATTTTATATCTGAAGAAATGATAGATTTTAATATTTCGGGATCAAGTAGTCCTACAGATATTAGTGTTTATCAAATAGATGGTAGTGGTAATCCCCAATATTATTTATTAAAAAAGAATACAAAAGTAATATCAGCTGAAAGAAAAACTACAACATTTGAAATAGGTTCAGCTAAAAAATTTTTAAAACTAAATTTAACAGATGATAATATTATAGGAATAGAAAAAATTGAAGATAGTGAAGGAAATATCTATTCAGAAGTAGATTATTTAGCTCAAGATACTGTTTTTAAAGAACAAATCAACACATATGCTAATGATTCTATATTATATTCAGATTCTCAGTCTACTCCTTATTTAATGAAACTTAAAACAGTTCCTAGAAGATTTATATCTAGATTTACTACTGAAAATAATTTAGAAATTCAATTTGGTGCTGGAACTTTAAATATTAATGATGAAGAAATAATCCCAAGTCCCACTAATATTGGTTTAGGTATAAATGATGGAAAAAGTGGTTTAGATAAAGCTTATGACCCTTCAAATTTTCTTTATACAGGAACATATGGAAAAGCTCCAGCTAATACTACATTAACAGTTACTTATTTAGTAGGAGGAGGAATTAATTCAAATGTAAGTTCAAATACTATTAATACTCCTATATTATTACCCTTAACAACTAAACCTAATTTAAATCCAACTACATTAAGTTTTATTAGAAATAGTATAGGATGTAATAACCCACAAGCAGCTACAGGTGGGGGAGACGCAGAAAGTGTAGAAGAAATTAGATTAAATTCAATGGCTAACTTTTCTACCCAAAAAAGAACAGTAACTAAAGATGATTATATTATTAGGACATTATCTATGCCCTCAAAATTTGGCCAAATATCTAAAGCATATATTACACAAGATGATCAAATAAGTCCTCTTATTGGAAATGATACTACACGAATTGCAAATCCATTAGCATTAAATTTATATACTTTAGGATATGATAATAATAAAAAACTATCTACTCTAACAAATGCTACTAAAATTAATTTAGCTACCTATTTAGAACAATATAGAATGTTAAATGATGCTATTAATATAAAAAATGCATTTGTAGTTAATATAAAAATTGATTTTAAAATTAGGGTTTCTACAGGTTATAATAATCAAGAAATATTACTTAATTGTATCTCTAAAATTCAAAATATTTTTAATATAGATAAATGGCAAATAAATCAACCTATATTCAAATCAGAAATTCAAAAATCTTTATTAGAAGTAATAGGTATTCAATCAATACCTGAAATAACTTTTACTAATATTTCGGGTGAATCAAGTGGTTATTCAAAATACAAATATGATTTAGATTCAGCAACTCAAAATGATATTATTTACCCATCTTTAGACCCGTGTATTTTTGAGGTAAAATACCCCAACACAGATATTAAAGGACAAATTATAATATAAAATGGCTTATTATTCAATATTTCCACAAAAAGATAATACTATATATAGTAATCCTGATAGAGATTTACTAAATACAGGTAATGATGAAATTTTAGAATTAGTAAAAGAAAGAGGAGACAATAATAATATATTTTATCCTTCTCGAATTTTAATCCAATTTAGTGATTCTGATTTACAAACAGCTATAAATAAAAATAACAATTTTACTGCTAATTTACAATTATTCTCTACTGAACATAAAAATTTAGCATCTACTCAAAATATAGAAATTTACCCTATAGTTAAATCATGGAATGAAGGAACAGGTAGATATTCAAATATTCCCACATCATCTAATGGTAGTTCATGGAAATATAGAGATAATATTACCACAAAAACTACTTGGCTTACTTCTAATTTTTCAGAGGGTTCTACAGGATCAATCTCATCTCCTTTAATTACAGCAGGAGGTGGAGAATGGTATACAGGAAGTGGATTTAAAATTTCTCAAAATTTCACATCTAATACCCCTTTAGATATAAATGCAGATGTAACATCTATAGTACAAAAATATAGTGCCAGTTTATTAGCTGCTCAAGCATACCCTATAGGAATTCCTAATAGAGGATTTATAATAAAATATTCAGATGATATAGAAACTGATATATCAAGTAGTAATGGTGATTTAAATTATTTTTCAGTAGACACTCATACTATATTTCCACCTAAATTAACTTTTAAATGGGATGATAGTATTCATAATATGCAATCAATTGCTAAAACTAGTGGCGAATTAAATGTTTCTTTATATAGAAATAAAGAAAAATACAATACAAATGAAGAAGCTATATTTAGATTAAATGTAAGAGATAAATACCCACATAGAACATTTGTTACATCTTCAAATTACTTAAATCCAGGATACTTTACAACATCATCTTATTATAGTATAAGAGATGCCCACACAGAAGAAATAGTAATACCATTTGATAATAATTGCACTAAATTAAGTGCAGATAATGAAGGAATGTATTTTAAAATATTTATGAATGGATTACAACCAGAAAGATATTATCGTTTATTATTTAAACATATAAATAATGATGGTACTGAAATATTTGACAATAATTATCATTTTAAAGTAGTTAGATAATGGCGGATGAAAAAATAAAATTAATTAAAGATTTTTTAAGTAACCAAGATTCTAATATTGATAGATCTTTTAATGAATTAATTTCTAAAAGAAATAGAGTTACTATTAATGAATTTTTTGATTATTATAATAATTTATTTTATGACATTCCCCAATTAGGTTCCTTATCTCATAAAGAATTAGCAGATAGAAGTATAGAATATTTAGGTAATTATAATGATCCTCGTGATTCAGAAATTATTGATTTAAATAATGAAATAGATATACTTACTCAACGAGTAAATCAATTAGAATTAAATGAATTTGAAAATGATTTTAATGATTTAACAACTACAGTAGTTGTTACTGTAGCTCTTAAAGATGGTGGGTGGCCTAATAAGTTTAGTAGGGTTAAAGATAGAACCAGAACAACTCATAGACTTATATTTAATGATTATATTAATAGTGCTAAATATACAGATAATAGTTATAACTTTTTTCAAAATAAAACATTTACTTTTCAAACTACTTCACCTACTTTTGAATTATGGTATAGTGGGTTTAATGATGTGAAAAATAATTCTAACCCTGTAGCTTGGAGAACGTCTAAAAGTGGAGGAGGATTTGGTACAAAAATTTATACTATACCTACAGGAGACAAAACTTTTACTGTAAATTTAAATCTAACATCTGCAGAAGCTCATAATGCACCTTACCCTCCAAGTTGGACCCCATCAGATGTAGATGATGTACCTGTTGAAGTTCAAGCAACTGATGGAAATACTGGTGATGATAATACTATGGGCCCAGGAGGAAATCAAAGTGGTGGTAATCCTAAAGATTAAAATTTAAAAATAAATGTCATATCACGATAAAAATATCCAAAATACTCCTTCAGTAAATTATATAGATGACAAACCATCTAATAATTCACTATCTTCAGGAGCTACTACTTTTATGACCCCTAAAAAACATATACTTGAAGATGCACTTTTTGAAGGTAGAGCTTTTACACCATCATTTAGAGAATTTGGTAGAGCCGAAGATTATATTGAATTAAATATATATAATACTAATGATGATTTAGTTACTCATATAAGGAATTTTAGAGATTTTCAATTTACTCCAGAAGGAATTAACCCTCAAACTGGTTTTTCTAATGAAATTATACTTAATCCTTCTAATGTTTTAAATGATTTACAATTTAACGCAGGAGATTTTAAATTAGAATATAGATTCCAAAGAAAAAAAATACTTAATAGCTTTCAAAAAATATTTTTTATTAAAGAAATTTCTAATTCTAGACATGAAATTAGAATAGAATCTAGTGAATTAAATAATTCTCAGTTAGAACAACGTTATAAATTATTTGAACAAGAAATACAGGAATCAGAATATTTAAAGGACTTTACTTTAAATTTTGGTAATAGCATTAATGTATTAGCTATTAATATAGCTTTAGATAAATCAGGAGAAAAATATTCAATTTTAATAAAATTATTTGAACCTTTACCCTCAAATTTATTAGTTAATTCTACTTTTAGAATAGTTGAAGATTTAATTCAACCTACTATATATAATTCTAATGTAAACACACCTTTTATAGAAGATGGTACCATTGAAATATTAGGTCCTAATTATAAAATTGATACTAGATTAAATAGTTCAATCCCTTCAGAATTTAAAACTTATGATGAATTATTGAATGGAAGTATATCTTCCAGTTACCAAAATTTAACTAATGCCTTAAGTAGTAGTTATGAACTTAGTATAGACTATAATAATTTAACTACAGATTCAAATTATCATTTTGAAAATTTTACTCATTTTGGTTCAGCAACTGAAAAATTAAATAATTTTAAATATAAAATAAAATTAATTGAATTATATGATTCTCAAATAACTAGTATAAATACTATAACAGGAGATGCAGCATCTTCAACTACTGTAATAGGAAATAAACAAAATATAGAATCTAAAAAAAATAAGGTTGTAGGAGGATTTGATGGATATGAAAGATTTTTATATTTTGAATCAGGTACATATTCATGGCCTAAATCTAATTCAATAAAACCCTATATTCAACTTTCTATTACTTCTTCTGAAGCTTTAACTTGGTTGGGAAGTGATTTAAGTAATAGTAGTAATTATGGGGGGCAGTTATTTTCTTCATCAAAATTTGACAACCAAAATATTTATAATTTAGAAAGAATTATTCCTGAATATATAAAGAATAATAAAGATAATGATTATTATAAGTTATTTGTTAATATGATAGGGCAACATTTTGACCAATCATGGTTATATATAAAATCACTTACTGAAAATAAACGAGCAGAAAATCATATAAATAAAGGTATAGATAAAGATTTAGTTTATAATACTTTAAAAAGTTTAGGTATAAAAGTATTTGATGAATTTGAAAATACAGATTTATTTGAATATATAACAGGAATTAATAAGAATGGTTCTTTATTTCATACTACAGGTTCAGGTGAAACCTTAATATCTTCTTCTAATGAAGGATCTTTACCAAAAGCAGATATTACAAAAGAAAAATGGAAACGAATTTATCATAATTTACCATATTTTTTAAAAACTAAAGGAACTGAAAGAGGAATTAGAGCTCTTATTACTAGTTATGGTATACCATCTACAGTTTTAAATGTAAAAGAATTTGGTGGATCAACTGTAGATTCAACCCAATATAAAACATTTAGTTATGATAAAGCCTCATATGCATTAAAAGGTGATTCAGGTACAACAGGACATTTTCTTAGAACTAATTGGTCTTCATCCTTAACAGACACATTAAGTTCCTCAGCTAAAACAATTGAACTTAGAATTAAACCCTATAGATCTAATGATTCTTATCATTTATTAGGTTTATCAGGATCTAATAGTTCATATGTTTATGATACTAGTTTAATTTTAGAACCATACACAGGAACTAATATTTCATCATCAGGAGATTCAACTCAGTATGGAAAATTAACTTTAAGAAACCATAATAACACTAATTCTACTTCTACAAATTATTTTCCTATATATAATGGAGATTTTTGGAATATATTTGTGGGTATAGATGTTACAGGTAATAGTCAAGGTACATCAGCACAAACTCAATTTGGAGCTTATCAAACAAATCATTTAAAAAATGTAAAACATATTATTACTTCTTCTTATGCTGATCAAACCCAAAATTGGGCTAATGTTTGGGGATTGACCTTTACTAATGATACTGCAGCTAAGAGAGCAGGAGCTCAACATGTTTTTGTAGGGGGAATCCCTGCTGGCCAAGCAGATGCAGCTATAGATGGATTACGTTATTCTGGTTCATTACAAGAATTAAAATACCATTTTGGTGAATTATTATCACATGCTACTTTAATTAAACATGCACTTAACCCCCCAATGTATAGTGGTAATACTATATCTTCTTCTTATAGTAATTTAGTTGCAAGATTACCTTTAGGAGGTAATTTACATAAAGAATATAGTCAAAGTTTCCATCCTAATTATGATGTAGATTATTTAAATCTTAAAGAGGGACCTGAACTATTTATAAATGGTACTTTTACAGGTGTAGCAGATACAGGATCAGCTGTACGAAGTGATGGTTCACAAACAGAATATGGACCATTATTTTCAGCTGACGCTTTTAATTCATCATCTATAGTTAATGAAAAACTCCGTATAGAAAAACAAACAGGTCAATCTGTAGGAGCTCAATTTAAATTAGCAGCTTCTAATTTATATGAAAGTAGTAAAACTAAATTTCAACTATCTGCACATGTGTCTGGGTCAGGTGATATTCAAGAACTAGTAACTGGTAAAAAAATAACATTTACATCTGTACATCCAGAAGCTCCTATTAAAGCTGATTTTGAAGCAATAAACTTTAATCCAGTCTTCTCTTTTACATGTACAGTTAATCAATCAGCTACTTTTGATAATATATCTGTAAAAGCAATACCAGATATATCAAGTAGTTTGTTTGAACAAACATTTGAAAACATTATAGAAACACACCATTTATCTACTCCTGACACAGTAGGTAAATCAATGACAAGTGAAAAAGTCAGAATAGATACTGGAGAAATAAAAGATAATATATTATCACGTGATATAAAAACTGAAACATCTACTTTAGATAGACAACCTTTAGATACAAATGATTTAGGAGTATATTTTTCACCTTCATTTGAAATGAATAAAGATATAATTAATCAATTAGGTTCTTTTAGATTAGATGATTATATTGGGGATCCTACACATATTAGTGAAAATTCATACCCAGATTTAAAAACATTAAGTAATGAATATTTTAAAAAGAATGTAGATAGATATAATTATACTGATTTTATTCATAGTGTAAAACAATTTGATCATACTTTATTTAAAATGATAGAAAGTATGGTTCCTGCTAAATCAAATTTAAAAACTGGTATTTTAATTGAACCACATTATTTAGAAAGATCAAAAGTAGGATTAAAAACTACTCTACCCACAGTTACACAACATACTCATGATGCAATATTAGATTTAGATTCTAATTCAGAAAATTCTAATTTAAATTTAACTGCTGAATATTTATCTATAGAAGTTAATCATAATTTAGATGAAAATTATGTTAATTTTGATTCTACAATAAATACTTTATTACATAATATAACAAGTGGTAGAATTAGTAAAAAATATTATATTGAAGTAAAATAATTTTAATAAATGGCAATAGGAGATAAAATATATAATTTAGAAATTAATGATTCTGAATTCGAAAGAGAAGGATGGAAAAATGCTCGTTATAAAGGATCAAAATTAAAAGCAACCCAAATTAATAAATTTAATGAAGGAGATATTTCATTTGCAAATCAACCTGTTATTGAACAATATAGTAAAACAGTGTATGTTTTTAATCAAGCAAATCATTCATTTGAAATATTAGATAATGTTTTTTATCCCACAATTGATGAATTTGGACAAACTTTATCTGATCAAAGAATTGTAGGGTCCTCACAATTTACTATTGATAGAGCGGTAACATTTACTGTAGGTAACCCTGTAAATTTTTCTCAAATAGAACCAGGAATAAATGAAGATGAATCTAATTACATATATTTTGATAGACTAATTAAAACAGATTTAGCTATGTTTAATTCATGTAGTGTAAGATTTTTTGATAATTCTAATAATGGTTTTGTAAAACCATCCTATGTTGTAGGTCATAATAGAGGAAAATTTTTACCAGCAGCTGCTTTTTTCCTATCTTCAAGTGAAGGAACAAAAATTCAATCAGATTTAAAAGGAGATATATCCCCACCATCTGTGCATTTTGATGTAAATAATGGAGCAAGGTTATATATCAACCCTAATGTAGAAGAATGGTTTATCGCCCAAACAGGAGCTTCAGGGTCTCAAGGTACTTTATCTTCTAATGATATTACTGGAAGTATAGCTATTACTATAACTCACTCGGGTTCAGCAGATGGTAGTGCTGTAAATTCTAGTACAGGATATTCTTATGGGTTATCTAAAGAAATAAATAAAGATAACAATTATTTTATATCTTTTAATAAAGGTCTACAAGGAGTAGGTACTAATAATGAAAAAAATATTTTAAAAGCATTTGATATAAGAGAATTTGAATTTAGTGGTAGTAATATTGCAACTCATAATAATTATGCAGTTCTAAAAATAAGAACATTGTCAAAAGATGGTGGAAATTTTTATCAATCGTATACAGAAGCAAATGAACAAGAATTTATACTATATAAAAGAATCAACAAAAATAATATAATCCATTTAAATTTTAATTTTGATACAGAAGCACCCGCAGGAGAAGGTAATGGAGGTATTATTATACCTGATAATTTACACCCAAAAATTAAAGAACAATTAAATGTTTATTTATCAAATGCTGGATTAGGTGCCGAAGGTGGATCTTCCGCTAATTTTAATTTAGGTGGAATATCAGCTATACAAGGAAAATTACCAGAAACCCCTACTTCACCTACTTTAACAGACCCAGGAGTAGTAGATGTAGATAATAATTCATTTAATATAACAAATAAAATTACTGTGGATACAGAGGTAACAACAACACCATGGGTAGAAGATACATCTGCACCTGGATATGGAGAGGCTGATCCAGGTAATCCACATTCACCAAATCCAACACCCACACCATTACCCCCAGAAGGAAGTTCAACTCCTGTATAATTAAATCAAAATAATAGAAAAATTTAATAAACTAAAAAACTTATATATTTATAACAAAATACAAATTAATTATGGGATATTTAGACAATTCATCAATTACAGTAGACGCTATATTAACACGAAGAGGAAGAGAATTACTATCTAGTGCGGGTGGTGCAGGATTTCAAATTACTCAATTTGCTTTGGGTGATGATGAAATAGATTATTCATTATACAATGAAAATCATCCTGATGGTTCACAATATTATGGAGAAGCAATTGAAAACTTACCCATTATTGAAGCCTTTCCAGATGAAAATAATATTATGAGACATAAATTAGTTACTTTAGCTAGAGGTACTACTAAAATAGCTGTTTTAAACTTAGCAGGAGACAGTAATCCTATTGTTAATATAGGAGCTACTTATACATTAACGCCTACTACTAATAACTTTAATTCTTTAAATAATATATCTGAAACTACTTACTCTTTTATGATAGCAGATAGTAGATTATTTACTTCAATAATAGGAAATGGTGGTCCTAATCCTACCCAAGTAGGAAGTTACAATGCAGGTGAATCAGTCTCAAGAACTGTAAGAGGACAACAATTATCTTTAACAGCTATAAATTCTAATACTTTATTTGGATCTAATACATCACTTTCAACTGTTATAACAGTTCAAGGACTTGATTCGGGAGCTAAAATAACTATACCAATTACTATAACTAAAGAACAATCACAATCAGGCTTTGCAGCAACAGACACAACTAAAAACTTTGCAGGATAATAAAAAAATAATATATGTCAACATTTATAAGATACAATAGTGGGGATTTAGTACAGGATAATGCTAAAATTAATAGTAATACTTGGTCCACAGGTGTTAGTACATTAACTAATTTCCATACTTCATCAACAGAAACATTAAATTACGCACACCCCTCAAGTTCAGGTCAATTTTTCTTAGATGTATCTGCAACGGCACCTACTGCCACTACAGCAGTAGAATTTTCAGTTGCTTATGGTCATAAAGCAGGATCAGGTTCTAAAAATTTTGCATCAGGAACAGGTGGTGAAGGATTTAGTGCTACTAAAACTATATATAATCAGTATCGTCAATTAGTTTATGGAGATGAAAATCAAGAATTTACTTTTCAAGGTGTTACCCCAGATGATATATATGTTATTAATTTTGAAAGAGCTAGAATTAAACAAGGATTAAAACCTGGTTCTTTAAATTTACAATTAACTTCAGGTTCTACTATTAGAAGTAGAATTCACCTAACAGATGATTTTTCATCTAATACAGGTTCTGCAGTGCCCACAGGTTTAGGTAGACAATTTAATTTAGTAACAGGATCTAATGGTATTACATTAGGAACTTTAGCTACTCAAACAGCTAGTGGATCTTATGGTTTTGTTTATCCAGATTCAGGTATAATAATTTTAAATCCTAAAGCATTAAAAATAAAAATTGGTAACCAAGTAACACCTGATGGGGTTGTAGCTGAATCAAGTGAATTTGATATTACACCTAGTGCAAGTAATAATCAAGATGGTTTTAATGCAAGAAAATTATTTAATGCTATAGAAAAAGCAGAATCATTTACTGTAGATTCTGAAGAAACAGTTTCTTCGCAATATTTCTTTACTAGAGTAACAAACCAAGAATTTAATTATTCTTCAAATACTTCTTTTACAACTAATGATGGAACTTTACGTTTTAGTTCAATGGTACAAAATCCAAAAGTTTATATCACTACTGTAGGATTATATAATGATAATCAAGAATTATTAGCAGTTGCTAAATTATCAAAACCATTAGTTAAAGATTTTACAAAAGAAGCTCTTATTAGAATTAAACTTGATTATTAAGATGAAATGTCTATATATAAAAAATTTTCAAAATCTGACATATCAATTACCCCTTTCACTGCTCATAAGCAAAATACTTTAACATCAAGTAGCTTAAGTAGTATAGGTGGGAGATATTATTCATCTTCTTTCCCTACAGTAGCATATAGAAATGGTAAAACTTCAACCTTTAGATGGGCTAAAACTGGAAGTTATATCTATTCCTCGTTTGGAGGTGGACTTAAAACATATAACGATCCTAATAATCATAAACAATATTTCCAATTAGATCATTTATTTTATAAAAATTCTAAAATAGATTATATAAATAAATTTAATACTATAGAATATTTTGACCATTATAGAGTATTACATGATAAAGTTAATATTCTTTCTTTACCTTATAAAACTATTGGTTATAAAATCCATTCAGGATCTTTTTCTTTAACTACAGGATCGATATCTTTAAAAGATGATAATAAAGGTCATATATATGATACTCAATTTAATTTAGGAGATTTAAATTTTAAAAATGAAAAATTTAGAGTTTTTAATTTAGGTCCTCAAGAAGGTTATAAAGCTTATAATTTAAATACAAAAAATGGATATGAAATAATTAATTCTAATTCTACATATTCTAGTGGTAGAATAGGAATATTAGATGATAGTTTTTTCTTTAATAAACTAACATATAAAAATACTACTTTTTCTTCTAAAAATATTGGTGGTGGTGATTATCCAGTTATAAATTTTGATGAATCATTTATTTCTTCCCCCCATAATTCTAAATATAATTTTAATAGTGATGATAATTTTGCAATTAGTTTTTTTATATCTAGTTCGGAAATCCCCGATAATAATTTAAAAAAATACTTAATTAGTAAAAGTACTATTAAAAAAATTATTACAGATCCCAATACAAACGCATCTACTAATACGTCAGGTTCATCACAAATAATAGATGCACCTGCTGAAGTCCAATACCCATTTGAAATCTATTACCAGTCTCAATCTATACATTTTGATAGGTTTGATGGTACTACTATTTCCTCAGTATCTACAATAGCCACAAGTAGTATTACAAGTATGATACATGTAACATGTCAAAAATCATCATCCAATTTAGAATTATATGTAAATGGATATAAATTAGCTACTTCAACTGATAACACTACTTTAACTCAAAATACAGCTGATTTATTCATAGGTAATAAAGGAGGAGCATCTGGTGCCAATTTCTATACAGGATCAATGGCACAAATAATGATATTTGATGATGCATTAAGTCAAACTCAAATTAATAATTTATCCCAAAGTATAGATAATAAACCATATATAGGGAATATATTTTATAATAATGGTTTAATTACTATTACAAAACCTAATTACCAAGATATTTTAAATCCTGGAATAGGTAATCAAGATTTTATCCTTCAATATCAAGGTACTCATTTAATTTATGAAAATGAATACCAATGTATGGTTGAACAACATGAATATGATTATACTTTAAATCCATCTGCTCGAAAAAATAAACACTACCTTAATCCTGAATTAGCAAATTTCACTACAGGATCTAATTTTAGACCTTATGTAACTACAATTGGATTATACAATGAAAATAATGAATTATTAGCAGTTGGTAAATTAGGACAAGCAATACGTATGAACGATGAAACAGATATGACTTTTGTAGTCAGATATGATACTTAAAAAAATAGTTTTATGAAATGGTTTTATAATAAAAAAGAAATTAATGAAATTTCTGACTTACCCCTTAATACATTTGGCTTTATTTACCAGACTACCCACATACCTACGGGTAAAAAATACATTGGTAAAAAATCACTAATGTATAATTTAAAGAAAAAATTAGGTAAAAAAGAAAAGGCCCTTTGGGAAGGTAAAGGTCGCCCACCTATATACAAACGTGTGTTAAAAGAAAGCGATTGGAAAACATACTATGGTTCACATCATTTAATTAAAGAATACCTAAAAAGTGGATTCGAACACGAATTAAAACGTGAAATTATGTTTATAGCAAATGATAAAAAACATTTGACTTACTTAGAATGTAAGCATCAGTTTGCGCTTGGTGTACTTGAATCAAATGAATATTTAAATGACAACATTCTTGGTAAATTTTTCGATAAAGACTTTGCATAGCGATTTATTTTTCGTATATTCCTTCTATGAAGGAAGATCTACTTAAACATTTATTAGAATCAGTTTTAGGACCTAGCAAATCATCTAGAGGAGCTAGAGGAGAAGAATCTGCCGTCTTTAATTGTCCAAGTTGTAACCACAGAAAAAAGAAACTCACAGTTAATCTTGTAACCCAACAATTTCAATGTTGGGTTTGTGATTTTAAAGGTCATCGAGCATTTAAATTACTTAAAGAAGCTAAAGCACCCCCAAAAGCATACGACATTTTAAAGTCGGTTGACCTTGAATATAAGTTTAAAAACAAAAAACAATTTAAACCTGATGCTACTACTTTACAATTACCTAAAGGCGTTGAACCTATTATATCTTCATCTGCAGTTTTATCAAGGCATGCACTTCATTATCTTACACAAAGAGGAGTTACTCAACAAGATATAGTAAAATACAACATTCAATATTGTGAAACAGGTGACTTAAAAAATATGGTTGTAATTCCATCATATGATAGTACAGGTAACATTAATTATTATGTTGGTAGATCATTTGATAAAAACGCATATATCAAACATAAACTAGCTCCCGCGACTAAGGACATAATTGGATTTGACCTGTATATAAACTGGGACTTACCCGTGATTTTATGTGAAGGTGCATTTGACGCAATGGCAATTAAACGAAATGCAATTCCATTGTTTGGTAAGAAAATATCATCAGCTTTAATGAAACAAATTTTAACATCTAATTGTAAAAAAGTATATCTTGCATTAGATGAAGATGCTTTAAAAGATGCCCTTAATCATGCTAAAAAATTAATGGGATATGGTAAGCGCGTTTATTTTATTGAAATGGGAGACAAAGACCCAAGCGAATTAGGATTCGAACAATTTACCCAACTTCTCCATTCTGCAGAAGAACTTACAATGTCTTCATTAGTAAGAAAAAAATTAGCCTTGTCGTAAAGTTTTATATTTATTACAAAACTGTATAGTTAATGAAAAA